ATAGCGGAGATATCAAACTCCCGCATGGACGACCCGGTATATTGGCAGCACAATGATAAATTCCTCACCGAAACACTGAAAATGGCGTGGGATATAGAAAATTACGAAGAAATGGGAGAGTAGATCGTGGGCTTAAAACAACAACCTAAATGTAAAGACAAGACCTGTCGTTTCTGCGATGGGAAGTATTGCACAATTTTGAAGCAGAAGCCTGAGGGTGAGTGTAAGTTTAGAAAGCAACGGAAATCTTCTGCCGAAAGGCAGAGAGAAGAATATCATTGGGCAAAGGAAAATCACCTTTGCGTACAGTGCCACAAGCAGGACGCTTATACATTGTCGGGTAGAGTACACTGCTTCGAGTGCACTCAAAAAGATAAGGAATATAGACAAAAAAGCTATTGGAAAGACCCCGAAAAGGATAAAATCCGAAAGCAAAAGAAACACGACGAGAGCGAACAACAAGGCGTTTGTGTCAGATGTCACAAAAGAAAGCCCATAGATGGATTAAAAATGTGTCCGACTTGTCTCGCAAAAAATAGAAAAAAATACAGAGTATGGGCAGAGAAAAACGGAGTTACACCGAGAGGAGACCTTGATTATAACGATTTATGTTATATGTGTCATAAAGAGAAAAAAATGGAAAACAGAAAAATGTGTAAATCGTGTTATGAAAAAATATGTGAGAACTTAAAAAAAGGAAGGGAAATCGCTCGAGTAAATAAAACAAACGAACAGTTCCTATATTGTTTTCACTTTGGAAGGGGCTTATATAAGTATGGACAAAAGTAAAGAATTAAACACCGTAAAATCTCAGATGTGGAACTTTTTGATGAAATACGGTCAGAAAGCTAACATTCCGAACCTCGAAAATTATGTCAATCAGCTCATCACAGCCGTTACGCAAAAGACCGCAGGCCAGCGTAAGGACGACAAAAGAAAAGGTCGTATTGACTGGGACGAATTAGACATGATTTTGATGTCAATAGCAATCGAAGCTACAGCACTTGTCCTCTCCGGCGAGCTGGACAAGCTTAAGACCGAAGAAGAACTTAAAAACAGCATTAAATTTGACAGCGTTGCCGATAGAACGCCGTAAAGCAAAGGAGATAAAACAATGTCACTAAAGTGGATTAAGGGCGACATAAAACCGCCCAAAGACGGAAGTTATTACTTAATTCGTAAGCGCAAAAGCTACATAACAATTGATGTTGATTATTATTACCATTCATACAACAATTGGGAAAGGTTCGGGAAAAATGATGGCTGGCAAATTCTTTGCTGGGCAAAGTTTGTTAATCCGGACGTTCCCGAAAAACTGGAAAACAAAATAAACTGTTGGTTTGGAGAGGACGCTAAATGACAAACTTTGAAAAAATAAAATCAATGACGCTTGAGGAAATGGCTGAAAGTGCGAATCCGTTTTTCGCTTGTCCATACGGTCTTAGATGCGGAGATTGTGAAGACGGTGATTGCATTGAATGTACAAAAGAATGGCTTGAACGGGAGGTCAAAGAATGAATAGTATGTTGTATCTTTTGATAATCTCACAGACCTTGCAATTAGTTGCTTGTAAAGCTGAACAACAGCAATGGGGAAGTTTGGCTTTCCAAAGTATCATTTTAATAGGTACAATTATTTTAGCGGTTATTGATTTTAAATATAGGAAGGATATAACGTGACAGAGAAAGAAGCTATTGAAACACTACAAGAATTGAGCTTGGAACGTTGTGAAGCTTTTGGATTTGATTGTGGTAATTGTGACAAATGCGAAGTTACAATAGCGTATGATATGGCTATTAAAGCTCTCGAAAAACAGATACCGAAGAAGCATTTTAAAAACGAGTGTGAATGTATTGTCGATTATGAAATGCTATACACTGCTATCAACAATAAATGTAAAAGTAAGAATTGCTATTGTCACAATGAATATAGAATTGTTTTAAGAAATAATTATCCCACGGTGTGTATCAACAGGAAACGATACTATGTTCATATTCTTATTGGAGAATTTATATATGGCAGAATACGAAAAGGATATGTTATTCATCACAAAGACAAAAACAAATTAAATGCTATGTCGGATAATCTTGAACTTATGACAAATCGTAAACACATTAAGTTCCACGGAGAAGAACGAAAAGGAATAGATTACAGAAGTGAAAACGGGAAACGGAACAGTATAAATGCAGCAGTACAAGCACGGAGAAGAAATGATGTAACCACAGAAAAAGTCAGAGAGCTAAAAAATAAAGGGCTTACCATAAATGAAATAGCGGAAGAGCTTAATTGTGGAATAAATACTGTAAACCGCAGATTAGGTATGAAAGATTATTAAAATGGAGGAGACACAAATGACGGATTCTGAGCTTGTAAAAGCGTTGGAGAACTCAATAAATACATATAATGAGAAAGGTGTTTATGTTGACACAGAAAATCTTCAACAACAGGTTCTTGACCTTATCAAACGTCAAAGGGCAGAGATTGAGAGGTTAGAAAAAGCAAGACAAAGGCAAGACTACCTTTCATGCAACCTTAGGGGGCAAAAATATGAGCTGATGAACAGAATATCAGTGGTTAAAAATGAAGCATATAAAGAGTTTGCGGAAAGACTAAAATCGTATTTGTTGCTTAATAAAAAGGGCGAAATGTCTGTTATATCTTTTGAAAATGTTGACAATCTCTTAAAAGAAATGGTTGGTGAGGACAGATGATTTGGAACAAAGATACGTCTTTTGAGGGCTTTCAAAAGCGAATTGACGACTGGTACAAGGACAACCCATTTGAATTATGTGACCCACCTATTGATGCTCAATTTGCGTTAGATTTGATTTTTAAAACTCTTATCGACGATAAAGAAAATTATCCCTATTTAACGGCACTTTCAGAATCAACCGAACAAACGAATAGTATTATGTTACATTTGATTTTAAAAAAGTACAGCCGCGAATATAGAAAATTTATATGGGAGTAAGGGGGAGAAACAATGACCTGCAAATACTGTAAAGATGAATTTTGCACAAACGTTGACAGCCCAGCTTGCGCCGATTATTGTCCGTGTCAAAATTACGATTATGTTGAATTATGCAAGTTTGCTGAAAAGGAGATAGAAGAATGAACCTTTACAGAGCAATAGAACTGCTTAAACGAGAGTATGAGAAAGCAAAGAATAGCCCGTATGTTACAAATCCATTGGCGTTTGCTTTGTATACCGTTTGGAAAATGGCAGACAGAGAAAATAAGATAAGGAGGTAGAAGAATGAGAGAAATATTGTTTAGGGGTAAACCAAAAAACAAGGCAGATTATGAGCTGCTCAAGACGATGTACAAAGATAACTGCAAAGACGGCTTTATATATGGCTCGTTAGTCATAAGTCACGGCAAATACTATATTTGCATAATGGCATTATGTCAAATCAATAGCCTTGTCGATAACGGTACTACAACAATGTTTGAAGTTATTCCTGAGACAGTTGGAGAATACACATGGCTTAAAGATAAAAACGGCGAAAGGATTTTTGAGGGTGATGTGGTTCTGTTAAAAAGTGACGAAGAACCGTATCAGGTTGCATTTGATGAGTGTTGCTTTCAGGTTTATAGTCATAGTGTTTGCTATGTTATGGACATTTTTTATGACCACGATATAGAAGTCATCGGAAACATTCACGATAACCCTGAATTATTGGAAGGATAATGAAAATGAAAGGTCAACTTGAGTTTTTTAAAATTGAGCCATCAGCAGAAAAGAAGCTAAAAAGAAAATGGGAAAATGCTTTTCAGAAATGGAGTAACGAAAAATCACATGACGGAATGACTTCATTAGGAAAATGCGGTTATGGTTTGATATGTGATTACTGCACAGAAGTTGATAAAGGCAGACCTTGCGTAAGAGCTTTAAACGAAACATTACGAATGATTGGCGGTAAGATTGATTACAGTAAAATAAACGAGGAATACTTTGAAGATGTATTTCAAGGGGGTGTAGACAATGTTTTATGTTGAACCGTTGCCTGATTATGGAGAGGATGCTCGAAAATGGGAAAACTTATATAATGAAGCAAGAGACAAGAATGACTGTCTTTGTAAAGAATTTGATAAAATGAAAATGACGTTAGACAAGAAATCTGTGGAGCTTGAAGAAAAGCAGAGTGAGTGCGATATGCTTCAAGCAAGCATTATTAAATTAGAAGGTCAGGTTGAAGCATACAAATTTTGTATTGAGCATTGGAGGGGTAGACGGTGAACGCTTATGAATGTGTCCGATGCGGGGCTTTGTTTAAAAGAAAGTGTGTGCCGAAAACAACAATAATTATTGACCAGCACCCGAACGGATTTGAACGTTTAGATTTATGCAACAAATGTCAAAAAGAACTTGAAAATTGGATTGGCGGGTTATCGTTTGACAGCAACTTTAATCCGACCCTAAGAAATGGAGCGTGAAGAAAAATGATATGTTGTGATATGTGTGGAAAAGAAATGAAACTCTATTGGTTGGAGGGAAAAGATGTTACAATAGGCAACGGTTTGTCTAAGTACAATGTCGTAGTATGCCCGAAGTGTTCAAAAAAGCTAAAGGAATTTATCAATTTTGAACAGGTAAAAAATAACAAAAGGAGATGTGAAGATGAATGATATAAAGAAGCCGAACAATAGAACCGAGGCGGCAAATACAATTTTTAAACTGCTCAAAGAGTTTTGGGGAGATTGTGTGTCGGTAAAAATTTCTGCAAACAACAGCGGAATAGACTTTGAGACAAGAGAAAAGCCGTTTACTGTTGATTATTCAATGAAAACGATAAACGGTAACTGGTTGCCGAGAAAGGACAAATGAACAGAAAGGAGCTCACATGCAGAACAAATACAAACTTCCCGATTATGCACGATCGTCCGCATTGTCGGTTGTTAAAAGCTACGAAGCGTATAAAAAGGATATTAAGGACGAAGAAAACAGAATACTTTCGTTTGGCAGCGGTCATTATGAGACAGTCGGGAAAGAGCGTGTTTATCTGCCGAGCGGAAAGGGCGGCTCGAGCTCTCCAACCGAGGATCAGGCAATGCAGCTTGAACGATTACATAACAGTTACAAATACAGATGTGTTCAGACGGTTGAAAATTCTTTAAAGGAACTTCAAATTGACGGTACAGCAGAACTTGTCAAAAAAGTTAAGCAGGCAATCTATTCATCGTGTAAAAAGGGCAGATGCTTCAATTTTGACCGTGCCGGAATTAAAGGTATAAGTCGACCAACATTTTACCGCTACAGAAATATTTTCTTAGCTTTAGTAGCTCAAAAAATGAATTTTGTCTAAAGTTGAGACTGTGCAACGAAAAAGTATGCTATAATAAAGAAAATATAATAATATCTTGAAGCTGTCGCACATCGCGGCGGCTTCTTTTTATGGTGGAAAATATGGACATTGAAAGGTGCAAGAAGTGTATATGGGCTGACAAGATAAATTCTCAGACGGTGTACTGCCTGTTCAAAAAGTGTATATACGAGCGTAAATGCAAAATTAAAGATAAGAAAAAATAGCAGACGGAGGTGATGTTCTGTGACCGAAAAACAAAAACGTTTCGCTGATGAATACTTGAAAGATTGCAATGCTACAAGAGCATACAAAGCGGCTTATCCAAACGTAAAAAACGATAGCTCGGCTTCGGTCTGCGCGGCTAAATTGCTAAGAAATGCTAAGGTTCAAAGCTATATTGACGAGCAGCTTGAAGCTTTACACAACGAGAGGACAGCCGATGCAAGTGAGGTTATGGAGTATCTTACCTCCGTGCTTCGCGGTGAATCGTCTTCGGAGGTTGTAGCAGTTGAATTTATAGGAGACGGCATATCCCGCGCGAAAAAAATCCAAAAGGCACCTGATGAAAAAGAACGGTTGAAAGCTGCGGAACTTCTCGGACGAAGATATCGAATGTTTACGGATAAAGTTGATATTGAAGGAGCTGTGCCGGTGATTATTACCGGGGAAAATGAGCTTGAAAACTGAGGCAAGCAGGGTTTATCTTCCCGACGTGGTCGGCAGAGGATACAAGGACTTTTGGTGCTTTAAAGGCAGATACAGAGCTGTCAAAGGCTCCCGCCGTTCCAAAAAGTCAAAAACAATGGCACTTTGGACGATCTACAATCTGATGAAATACCCGGAGAGCAATATGCTCGTTGTTCGCAAAACATATCGAACACTTAAAGACAGTTGCTTTACGGAGTTGAAGTGGGCAATCAAGCGGCTGAAGGTTGAAAAGCAATGGACTGTAAAGGAATCACCGCTTGAAATGACATATATTCCTACGGGGCAAAAGATTTATTTCCGAGGTCTTGACGATCCGCTGAAAATCACTTCAATAGCTGTTGAGGTTGGCGTTTTATCCTGGATGTGGATTGAAGAAGCATACGAAATCACCAAGGAGGAGGACTTCGATACCCTTGCCGAATCTATGCTCGGTGACTGTCCTCCGGGGCTGTTTAAACAAATTACATTGACCTTTAACCCGTGGAATGAGAAAACATGGCTGAAAAAGCGCTTCTTTGATGATCCTGATGAAGATACATTGGCAATAACAACGAATTACAAGTGCAATGAGTGGCTTTCTGAGGCAGATATAAGCGTTTTTGAAAAGATGCGGGAAAGAAACCCGCGACGATATCAAGTTGCCGGATTGGGGGACTGGGGCATTGTGGACGGTCTTATTTATGAGAATTGGCGGGAGCAAAGCTTTACTCTTAACGGAATTAAAAACTGTAAATCGGCATTTGGACTTGATTTCGGCTACACGAATGATCCAAGTGCCTTTTTTGTCGGCTTCATTGACCTTGATAACAGGCGGCTGTATGTATGGGATGAATTCTACGAAAAAGGAATGTCGAACAGGGATATATATGCAACAATTTCGCATTACGGGTATTCAAAAGAGCGTATTACCGCCGATTCGGCAGAGCCAAAGAGCATTGACGAGCTAAAAGGCATGGGGTTGAGAATATCCGGGGCGAGAAAGGGCAAGGACAGCGTCCTCAACGGTATTCAATGGATTCAGGACTTTGAAATTATTATCCATCCTCGGTGTGTGAATTTTATTACCGAAATATCGAACTACACATGGGATACGGACAAGTTCGGAAATAAGCTGAACAGACCGATTGACGCTTTTAACCACCTTATGGACGCAATGCGTTATGCTCTTGAATCGTACATTAAACAGAGAGGTTGGATTTCATAATGGACAAAAAAATAAAAGAATACTTTAAAATCAATAAGCTGCCGAAGCCGAACGTTATTAACTATGTCGGAAGCTGGGCACACGGTGATTGCTACGCCGTTACCTGCGGTTGGTTCAGAATAAAGAAATACTGCGTTTATTGTATAAAAGACGAAATCCATTCAGTACGGCGGAGGTGATCAGATGCTTGAAAACAGCGAAATTATAAATTTTATAAATGAAGATCGGACAAGTCAGAAAAAGCGCTTTGCTAAAGAGGGCGAAAAATACTACGAAGGTGAACACGATATAAAAAATTATCGTGTTTTTTACTATGATGCCAGAGGAAATCTTGTTGAGGACAAAATCAGATCTAATATCAGAATATCACACCCGTTTTTCACCGAATTGGTAGATCAGCAGGTGCAGTATATGCTTTCGGGTGACGGTGGATTTGTGAAGTCCGACAACCCGGAGCTTCAGACAGAGCTTGACGCATATTTCAACGAAAACGAGGATTTTACACAAGAGTTGTATGATACGCTGACAGGGTGTGTCTCCAAAGGCTTTGATTATATGTATGCTTACAGGAATGCAAGCGGTAAGCTCTCTTTTCAGAATGCCGATTGTGTCGGTGTTGTTGAGGTTGAGGCTAAATTTGCGAGCGACGGCAAGGATCACATAATCTATTGGTACATAGAGAGAATTGACAAGGACAAGCACTGTGTTAAGAGAATACAGGTTTGGGACGATTCTCAGACCTATTACTACACTCAGATTGAGGACGGAAAGCTTATCCTTGACGAATCAACCGATGAGAAGCCGAACCCTCGTCCGCACGTTATCTACAAAAAGGATAATGACGACGATACATATTATGAGGGCTTGGGATTTATTCCGTTTTTCAGACTTGATAACTGCCGTAAGCAGTTAGGCGGTTTAAAGCCGATAAAGGACCTTATCGACGATTATGATCTTATGGCTTGCGGATTGTCAAACAACCTCCAGGACGCCGCCGAATATTTGGTGGTTGTCAGAGGCTTTCAAGGCGACAACATGGAAGAGCTCATCGGAAATATCAAAAAGAAGAAGCACGTCGGCGTTGACGAAAACGGCGATGTTGATTTTAAGACGGTTTCCGTGCCGTATGAGGCAAGAAAAGTAAAGTTAGAGCTTGACGAAAAGAACATTTATCGCTTCGGTATGGGCTTTAATTCGGCTCAGGTGGGCGACGGAAATATCACAAATATCGTTATTAAATCACGTTATGCCTTGCTTGACTTGAAATGCAACAAGCTCGAAATCAGGTTGAAGCAGTTTTTGAGAAAAATCTTAAAAATCGTTCTCCAGGAGATCAACGACAAAAACGGCACCGATTATCAGCAGAAGGACGTTTATTTTGAATTTAAGCGTGAGATTATGACAAATGCCCAGGACAACGCTCAAATCGAATTGACGGACGCACAGACCGAACAAACAAGGATCAATACGCTGTTAGGACTTGCGGCTGTTCTCGGTGATGAGACCGTTGTCCGGCTGATTTGTGACATTCTTGATATTGACTATGAAGAAATCAAAAGCAAGCTTCCCGAAAAGGACGATTATTTACAGACGGCATTAAATGAGGTTGAAACGGATGAACAAACGGCAGAAACAAGTAATCCAATCACAACTGAATGACGAGAGGGCAACGCTGAACAAGCTAAAAGGGATTTACAAAAAAGCTCTTGACGATGTTAATGACCGTTTAGCTGCACTCAAAGGAAGAGCAGAGACGGAAAATCTGCAAAGTGTGATTTATCAAATTCAATATCAGGAAGCCCTCAAAAAGCAGATAAACGGAATACTTGATACTCTGAACGGCGATCAGTTCAGCACGATATCAGAATATCTTGCCAAGTCTTATGAAAGCGGTTTCGTCGGAGCAATGTATGACATTCACGGTCAGGGAGTGCCGCTGATATTTCCGATAGATCAGGATCAGGTCGTTCAAGCCGTAACGCTCGATACAAAGCTGTCAAAGCCGTTGTATAACAAACTCGGCGAAGATGTAAATCTGCTGAAAAAGAGAGTTGCAAACAATATCTCACGGGGTATTGCACAGGGGCAGAGCTATTCCGATATTGCGAAGAATATCGCTGTCGGTATGGTCGGAAATTATGCAAGAATGAACGGCGGCGCATTGTATAACGCAATGAGAATAACGAGAACCGAAGCGCACCGAATCAGTCAGCAGGCGGCGTATGACGCACTAAAAAAAGCAAAGGCTAACGGTGCCGATGTCGTGAAGCAATGGGACGCAACGCTCGACAAACGAACAAGACCGTCACACGCAAGAGTTGACGGTGAAATACGGGAGCTTGACGAGCCTTTCTCAAACGGACTTATGAAACCCGGCGATCCGAGAGGCAGGGCGGCAGAGGTTATAAACTGTCGTTGTCAGCTTCTTCAGCGTGCAAGGTGTGTGCTCGATGAGGACGAACTTGACGAGTTGAAAGAGCGTGCGGCATATTTCGGACTTGATAAGACCGCTAACTTTGAGGAGTTCAGAAGAAAATATATCCCTGCAAGTATTGCAAATTCCGAAAATAGTGGTATAATAAATTTACAAAGTTTAAAATCAATTTCAACGTCAATTGATTTTTCTGATTTGTCTCAAAAGATAAAGAGCAAGTACGGCGTGACTTTAGACACTACGGTTCAGAGTTTGGACTTTGACGGAGTACGCGGTGCAATGATCGGAGTTGAATCAGTTATAAAGGATTTCCCAGATGTCGGAAATTTCCTGAAAAAGATTGAAACTTGCACAAGCGGAGTAATGTCATGCTCAGGTGATAAAATCACTTTTAACCCTAAATATTTTACGGATATAAAAGGGTTAAAAGAAGCCTGCAAGAGATCTTCGACAAGTAGATGGTGGATTCAAAACTCGAGTATCGAGTCGATAGGAGCTCACGAAGCAGGGCATGGTGTTGAATGGGCGTTGATTCAAGCGAATCCAACGTATTCTTGTGGCCTTGAACGAACTCTTGCTTGGAATAATTGCACTGAAGCCCAAAATATTGTTTCACAAGCATGTAAGAATATAAAAAAGACTCCATACGGAAAAGGAAAGAAAAAGGCAGAATTGATTGAATCAATTTCACGATATGCTTCTAGTGATGCCTCTGAAACATTGGCAGAGGCTTTTGCTGATTTATATGCGAATAAGTCAAAAGCTAATCCATTATCGCAGGAAATATATAAATTAACTGTTGAACGAATGAAAAAATATAAAGGAGTATCGCCATGATATTAGAACCAAGTTTTTGGAATTATTTGGTTTTCTTCCCTTATGAAGATGAGCAAGGATACGATGGTGTTCATGATGGGGGAATTAAATGTATTAAAGATAATGCTCCCGAGTGGGCAAAAAAAGCATACGTAGAATATTTAAATGAGCGAAAAAATTTAAAAGAGCAGAATACGAAAGCGTAACTAAGCACCCTGAGAAATCGAGGTGCTTTTTTCATGCAACAAAATATTGATTCAAGACATCCGAAAGGGTGTCTTTTTTCATATCTCCACTTCAAAAGTCAGTGGTAAAAGAGAGTAATTCAAATACAAGATGTAACTTGTAAAAATCATAATTTGAAAGGACGGTCATTGAATATGACACTACAGGAAATTTTAAAGGCGAAAGGTCTTTCTAACGAAGATATCGAATCTGTTATCGGCGAGATGAAGCAGAATAAGATTTTTACCGCTGCAGAGGAAAATCTTGATATTCGATACGGAAAGCTGAAAAGTGAGCACGATACGCTGACACAGCAGTATTCACAGGCAAATGCGCTTATTGATCAGCTAAAGAAAGACACAAAAGCCGACGAGGAGCTTCAAGGCAAAATAACAAGCTATGAAACACAGGTTCAGAGCCTGCAGAAGCAGCTTGCCGAGACGAAGCTCAAATCCGCGCTCAAGGTGGCGCTTCTTTCAGAAAAGGCGGAGGATGTTGACTATCTCACATTCAAGCTGGAAAGTAAGCTGAAAGACGAAAACAAGAAGCTCGAGCTTGACGAAAACGAGAACATCAAGGGCTGGAAAGATATTGTTTCAGGTCTTAAAACGCAGTTCCCAAACCAGTTTGAAAAAACAGCCGACAAGAAAATCATTGAGAACAAGCTGCCGAACAATTCGGACGATAAGGTTCTTACAAAGTCGGATGTTTTGAAAATGCCATACACCGAAAGAGCAAAATTTCAGTCGGAAAATCCGACAGAGTATGAAACAATAATGAAATCTTAAAAAGGAGACGAAAAATTATGCCAAACACAACTATGAATGATGTAATCAATCCCCAGGTTATGGGCGATATGATATCAGCAAAAACAGAAGCTATGCTTAAAATCACACCTTATGCAAAGGTCGATACCACACTCCAGGGCGTTCCCGGTGACACAAAGACCGTTCCGTCCTGGAAGTATATCGGCGATGCGGAAGATGTTACAGAGGGCGCAGAGGTTGGCCTTACCTCAATGAAGGCGTCAAGCACTACCTTTACAATCAAAAAGGCGATGAAGGCAGTCGGAATCACTCAGGAGGCAATCAACAGCGGTTACGGCAATCCCGTTGATCAGGCTGAGACCCAGCTTGCAAAGGCTATTGCCGGCAAGGTTGACAACGATGTCTTTGCGGCTGCACTCAAGACAAGTCAGGTAAGCGGCGACGGCTCGTCGGTAATTGCTTATTCGGGCGTTGTTGACATTGTTGACGTTTTTGACGAGGAAGAGATCACCGACAAGGCTCTTTTCATCAATCCTAAGCAGCTCACGAAGCTCAGAAAAGATACCGAATTTATTTCCGCCGATAAGTATAACAACAACGTTATGGTTTCGGGCGAAATCGGTATGATCTGTCAGTCAAGAATCATTCCGTCAAAGAAAGTTCCGAAGATTACGGCGAAAGTCGGCGCGTCGAGTGATCAGGGCGCAGTAAAGATTACTGCCGATAATCAGAAAACGTATGTGGGCCATGTTTGGGACGAAACAAACAAGGCTGTAATTACACCTGCGGTTGACAGCTATGTTGTGCCCGAGACAAACGCTTATTACCTTTGCCCGTGCCTCAAGCTCGAGCCCGCCGATTCGGAGACAGAGTTCACGGAAACAGAGCTTCCCGCAGTTACAATTTTCCTCAAGAAGGATACACAGACCGACCATGAGTGGCTTCCGAGAAAGCAGACACACGAAATCACAACCGCAAAGTATTACGGTGTTGCACTCACAAACGAGGCTAAGGCCGTTGTCGGAAAGTTTAAGGCTTAAAGGGGGCGTCCCTTATGATTTTGACCGTTGCAGAGCTCAAACAGCTGATAACAACGGATAAGCCCGAATTTGCCCTTCAAGTTATGCTTGAGGGGCTTGAAGAGCTTATTATCAAGTACACAAACAATAATTTCCGTAACCGTGTAACAGGAGAACCCGAATACCCGTCGAGCATTAAGACCGCCGTTGCTGAAATCGTTGCGTGGAAGCTCCGAAACGAGGCTATAAATTCGGACAACACCGAGCATAAGCCGATACTGTCCGAGACAATTTCCCGTCATTCGGTGACCTATGCGAGTGACAATACCGAAAGTGATATTGATGAACGCTTCGGAGCACCGAAAAAATATACTGCCGTTTTCAATCAGTATATGAGGGCGAGGTTTTGATATGAGGAAAATCAAGGGTAATATCACGGCTCTGTTGCAGACAAAGACGGGAGCGGTTAAAAATGAAATCGGCGAGGTCGTTCCGAAATGGGAAACGGCATATACTCTCGTCGGTTTTCTTGATCTTTCGTCAGGCGATTCAAAGTATTCCTCATATAATGCCAAAATTCAGGAATCAACACATATTTTCGTTTGCAATTATCAAGAGCTGACTGCCGTTACGGCTGAAAACAGCAGACTGATAATCAATGGCAAGGTATATGACGTTATGCTGATTGATGATCCTATGGAGCTTCATTATCAGCTTGAGTTTTATCTCAAATTCACAGGAGGTCAGTAATGTCGGACGTTGAATTTCAGGACAATTCTTTGCAGGTCAAAGCTGCCATTGAGAGCGCCTGTATTGCCTGGCTTTACGAGTGGGCAGGCGAAATACGGTCACGAACGCAGAGGAACGCCCGTGTTGATACGGGGCAAACAAAGAATTCGTGGCAATATAACGTTGATGCCAACGAGAAAAAAGCAGTTGTCGGAAATCCTCTTGAAAATGCAATCTGGGAAGAGTTCGGAACGGGTCAGTACGCTTTGAACGGTGACGGCAGAAAGACACCGTGGTATGTTCCCGTTGACGGATATTCGGGCAAAAAGAAGCCTACATATCAGGGAAAAGTAGTCGTTGTGTATGGAAAAGACGGCAAGCAGTTTTATAAGACCGACGGTAAAAAGCCGCAGCGAAATTTGCAAAAGGCTTTTGACAGTCTCAAAAACAAACTGCAAAAAGACCTTGAATCCCGTATGAAAGGAATATGAAAGGAATTGGTTAAATGTCAATTTCAGCATTAAAATTTATATCCGAAAAACTTGAAAGGCTGAAAATTCCGTATGCTTTTGAAGAATGGACAGCGAATGAGGTGCCCGACCCGTATTTCGTCGGTGAATACAACGAGGTTGAAAGCACTGAGCGAGAGGAAAACGGCTATCAGGAAACAACCTTTATTTTAACGGGTACGGGGCGAAAATGGCTCGGACTTGAGCAGGCTAAGGAAATTATTGAAAATAACATAACAGAAACGGCGATTCTTCCAAACGGTAACGGAATTGCCGTTTTCTATTCCAATTCATTTCCTGTTCCGACGGGAGATGCGGAATTGAAACGAATACAAATCAATTTAACAATTAAAGAATGGAGAGTGAACTGAATATGACTATTGGTTCAGAGTTTAAAAGCTCGGGAATTACCGAAAATACGCCGAAAACCATAATGCTCGGTGCAGGAACAATTCATAAAGGTTTGGTGTTCGGTTATACCTTGCTTGAAGCACAGCCCGAGGATTGGGAAACGGGCTTTGCAAATTATTATGCCAAGAGCACATCGGGCGGCAACGACGCATATACGAAGCTTACGGCAAAAACAGACTGGGCAGCTAACAAATATTACCGCCCGGGTTGGAATTTCAAGGAATCCCTTATTTGCGCGACTTCGGGCGGTTCAAAGGTTTCTATTACTCCCGAATTTTATGATGTGCCCGTTGACGGCGCACTTGTTAAGGTTAAGGGCCTGACCGTTAAGACGGGTGAAACGGCAAAAATGGAGGTAAACCCGATTGAGCTTACCCCTGCAATTCTCAAAATGGCTCTTATCGGCGACGAGAAGGTATCGGATATTGCTACGGGCTACAGTGAGATTACTTCGAGAGCTATCATCAATGAGGGCGATTATCTCATGCACATGGCATATGTCGGAAAGACAATCGAGGGCAATCCGATTATCATAATTTTTGACTATGCGCTTTGCACCTCGGGTCTTGAACTTGAGGGCAAGAATAAGGAAGCAGCGGTTCCGAAGTTCACATTCGAGTGCTTCGCCGATCTTACGCCCGAAGCCGACACGCTTCCGTATCATATTTATTATCCCACGCCTGCGGCGTAAGAAAGGATTTTGAACAATGAGTGAAAAAAACTATGAGTTCAGAAAATTGAATTCCACAGACATTTTCCCGATGGCAACTTTAATTAACAAGATCGGCATCAGACGTTTCAAGGAGGCGTTTCAAAACGACGAGTTCAGAGATGCTCTGAGCGGTGAGGACGGCGATAACGCCCTTGAAAAGGTTGGAATCAGCGTCGCTTTTGACGTTGCAGGCATCGTCCTTGAAGCTCTCCCAAACTGTAAGAACGATATATACGGTCTTCTCGCCGATGTGTCAAATGTTGAGCGTGAAAAGCTTGAAAAAATGGAGCCCGCCGCTTTCTTTGAAATGATCATTGATTTTATCAAGAAGCCCGAGCTCAAGGATTTTATGAAGGTTGCCTCCAAATTGTTCAAATAAGCGATATAAAATTTACGGACTTGCTATTCAGACGATATGCAAGTCCTTTTTTATTGCTTGATGAAGTTATTAAGAATAACCGCCTCTCGGAATTTGTTACCGAGGTGATGAAATCAGAAAACGAACGGCAGACCTGGGAGTTTTATCTCCATAAGGTATTCGATAAGTCGTATTCGGATTTTAAAGAATCGCTCGGCACAGTGGAAGGTACGGTGCCTCCTGAGGCGGATTTGGAAGCAACAGTAAAATCATCTGAAAACATTTTAAATAATTTCAAACCGATATAAGGGTGGTGAATTGATGGAATTATTTAAGCTATTCGGCACTATCGCCGTTAAGAACAGCCAGGCAAACGAAGCTATTGACGAAACAACAGGTAAGGCTGCTCAATCGGAAAGTAAAATGTCAAGTGCCTTCAAGAAAATCGGAAGTGCATTTACGAAGGCATTTTCTAACAACGGCAAAGTCAAAGAAACCTCGCAGTCCTTAAAGCAGTTGACCGAAACGGTTGATAAGCAGGAATCGGTTCTGACACAGTTAAAAAACAAATATCGAGATCTATACCTGACACACGGTAAAAATTCAACCGAAGCTAAGGAATGTGCAAAGGAAATTGACCGCCTTTCATCTGAGTTGAAAGAGAACAAAACAAAGCTTACCGAAGCGGAGAGAGCAGCAGATAAATTTGACAAAACCCTTGATGATGTGTCTGATTCGTCAAACGATGCAAGCAATTCAATGTCAGATTCATTCAAAAAAATCGGTGCCGCAGTTACAGCATATTTTGCGGTTGACAAAGTTGTTAATTTTGGCAAACAGGTTGTAGAAGCGGCGGCGAATGTTTCTGCCGAAGCGTCGGCATTTGAACAGATTATGGGCGGATATTCGGACACAGCTCAAAAGAAAATGAACGAAATCGCCGATAATACAGGCATGGTTGCAAGCCGATTAACACCGTATATGACAAGTATGACGGCAAAATTCAAAGGCTTGGGATTCGATATCGGAGAAGCGACGGACCTTGCGTCCGACGGTTTAAATCTTGCTGCAGATGCGGCGGCATTCTGGGATATGTCTCTTGACGATTCAATGTCGCATTTGAATTCATTTATCAACGGCTCATACGAGGGCGGCGAGGCAATAGGATTATTTGCGAACGACACACAGATGGCTTCTTACGCTGTCAGCCAGGGGCTTGTTAAGCAAACGAAAGATTGGGCAAGCCTCGATGAAGCAACCAAACAGGCAACACGACTTGAATATGCACAGAACATGATGAAAGCTTCAGGCGCTGTCGGACAGGCGGCAAAGGAATCAAGTCAGTATGCAAACGTTCAAGCCAATCTAAACGAGAAATGGCGGCAGTTTAAGGCTCAAATCGGTGAACCGCTGCTTGAAAATGTTGTTAATCCTGCAATGCAGAAGCTGAGCGGTTTGGTAGATAAAGCATCGACGGGATTTCAAGATCTGCAAAAATGGGTGAGCGAAAATAAAACGCTGCTTTCAGTGCTCGGAGGAGTCATCGGAGCGGTCGCTGTTGGAATGACGGCTTATAGCATTGCACAAACCGCTATGACAGTGGCTTCAAAATTACACACTGCGGCAACTGTGGCTGAAAAACTTGCCGTATTAGGCTTAAACGGCGCAATGCTTACAAGTCCTGTAACTTGGATTGTTGCCGGTATTGTGGCTTTAATTGCTGTTTTTGTGATTCTTTGGAACAAGTGCGAGGGATTCCGTAATTTTTGGATCAATTTGTGGGATAAAATCAAGACTGCGTTTGCTCCCGTAATAGAGTTTGTCAAAAGTTCATTTGAGAGTTTTAAAGAAAAACTGCAAACGGGAATTGTGCCGGCGTTACAGGACTTATGGGCGGCGATCAAAGAAAAGGTACTTCCTGTACTCAACTTAATATGGGACTATGTTCAAATCTACATACAACCGGCATTTGAATGGCTGAAAACAGGTCTTGGAAACATTAAGATTGTTTTCCAAACTATTTTCACAGTTATAAAAACAATTGTTTCAACCGCTTTTGAAAATATTAAAACGGTAATTACAACCGTATGGAATAACATAAAAATTGTTATTTCAACGGTTTTAGATGTTATAAAAAATATCATTAAGCTTGCAACGTCCATTATTAAAGGCGATTGGAAGGGCGCTTGGGAAGCTATCAAGGGCATATTTTCATCAATTTGGAATGGCATCAAAGGTATTGTTTCTAATGTTTGGAATGCAATCAAGAGCATTTTTTCCAATAATCTTAATGCCATAAAAAGCAGTGTATCAACCGTGTTCAACGGTGTAAAGGCTATTATTCAGAACACGATTAACGGTGCGAAGAATATTGTAAAAAGCGGGTTGGACGCTATTAAGAATTTCTTCTCAAAATTAAAATTAAAATTTCCAAGCATAAAACTACCGCACTTTTCAATTAAGGGTAGCTTCAGCTTGAAGCCTCCAGCAGTTCCGAAATTGTCAGTTGATTGGTACGCAAAGGCGATGAAAAATGCTATGCTTTTGAATCAACCGACTATTTTCGGAGTAAATCCGAACGGAAATCTTATGGGTGGAGGAGAAGCAGGGCAGGAAGTTGTTGCAGGTTCGAGCACACTTATGGCAATGATTCGCAATGCTGTTCAGAATGAAAACGCCGGCATTATTTATTATCTCGATAAGCTGATATCAATGCTTGCACAGTATTTCCCTGAAATTCTCGGTAATCTTGAGCGTGAAATGGTGCTTGACGACGGTACGCTTGTCGCAAAAATCACGCCGAAGGTTGATAAAAAGCTCGGCGATATTAACAGAATGAAGGAGCGTGGACAGTAATGAATACGGTAACATTCGGAGAATATAACTCTTACTCTGACTTGAATTTAATACTGTCCTCAAAAACTATCGGTTCGCCGTCTGTAAAAACCTCGACAATAGATTTGCCGGGCTCAGACGGCGAGCTCGATTTTACAGAGTATTTCGGTGAGCCCAAATATTCAAACAGGACATTGAAATTTCAGTTTACGGCTATAAATCCCACGACGCCATTTGACTCAACGGTAAAAAATCTTTTGCATGGGCAGAAAATGAAAATTGTTTTGTCCGACGATCCCGATGTTTATTTTTACGGAAGAATTTCGGTTGGCGACTGGTATGTTAATAAAGGCATATCCACAATTGACGTTGAATGTAATTGTGAACCTTATCGAATGAAGAAAAATGAAACCGTTGTACAGGTCGCATACGGTACTGCCGATAAAAGCAATGCTAATATTTGTCCGCATTTTAAACTGTGGCCTGCCGGCACTGTTTATACGGTGGCAAGCGAGGACGAAATTATCTTTAAAAATGCGAAGGATAATGCAACGTCGCCCGGCTTTCCAATAAGCGGACAGACATGGGTTACGGTTAAATTCGGGACCTGCAGCAACTATTACGTGGGTCAACACGACAAGGACGGGAACCATTTGACGTCGGTATTAAAGACGGACGCTGTATATACGTTTAAGACGTTATCTAATGCTGCTTTCCTTCGCATCACACTAATGCCGGCTCAAGACTCAGTTTTTCCTTTTTCGTACACAAATTTAATGGTGTACGAAGGTCAAGATGATAGGTCATATATCAGATACAGTCCCATTACGGAACTGTTATGCGATAATGCCAGAAAATCGGTTGTTCCGAAAATAACTGTCAATAAAGCCGCTGCTTTAAAATGTAACGGAACTACGGTTGCTATGTCGGCGAATACAACTCATTCAATCCCTGAATTTGAATTTCGCAAGGGGATGAATAAACTTGAAATTGTCACAGCGGATTTCGGAACGGTTGTTAAAGCTGTTTATCGGGAGGGGAATTTATAGTGAAATATCGTGTTGTATGCGGCAATTATTTATTGCTGGACACTCAGATTGAAGCATTGAAGCTTGTTGACCCGACGCTTGAGCTTGAACTCAATAAAACCGGGTCTTTCACTTTTACAATTTATCCCGATCATCCGAATTTTGAAAGAATTCAAAAGCTGAAGCCGATAATCACGGTATATCAAGATGAAATAATTCTTTTCAGAGGGCGGATTCTGAATGATGAAGTTGGATGGCATAACGAAAGGCAGGTCACTTGTGAAGGTGAACTTGCCTTTTTACTTGACTCTGTGCAGCGCCCGTTTGTATTTCCTGTTTCCGATACCTCTCCGGCAACGCCCGAAGCGTACTTGCGTTTTCTGCTTGCGAATCACAATGAACAGGTTGATGAAGAACATCAATTTAAACTCGGCAATGTAACAGTCAAGGACGATAATGATTATATCGCCAGGTCCGATACCGAATATTCGACCACTTGGGATTTGATCAATCAGGGCTTGATTTCGACACACGGCGGCTATTTGTGGGTCAGGCATGAGGCGGACGGTAATTATCTTGATTATCTTGCTGATTTTTCAACGCTTAGCAATCAGCCGATTGAGTTCGGCAGAAATTTACTTGGCCTGAAAAAGGAACGTAAGGGAGAAGATATTGTAACAGGAATTGTTCCGATCGGAGCGACATTAACCGAAGATGTGACGGATGAGACGACGGGGGAAACAAAACAGATTTCAACGATCGTCACAATATCGGATCTTGACGATGAAACTACGGATAATATCTGTAAATCCGGCGATTGCATTTTTTCAAAGGCGGCGCAGAATACATACGGAAAGATTTTCAGGATGATAAAATGGGAGAATGTCACTGAGCCGACAAATCTGCTGAGAAAAGCAAAACAAAAACTTGCAAAGAGCATTTTGCTCAGTCAGTCAATAGAGCTGACAGCCGCCGATCTATCCGCAACCGGGCAGGACTTCAACGCTTTTCGACTCGGCAGGTATGTCAAAACTACAAGTAAGCCGCACGATTTGTCAGAAAACTATCTGATAAAGAAGCTTTCGATTAAGCTTATGAACCCTGCCGACAATAAGCTCACTTTAGGTGAGACATTCTATTCTTTCACGGAGGATAATAGAATAAAATCGGATGAAACGAAGCGGTACATTGATACGAACATCGAAAAAAGCCGTTCGCAGACAATTGTTGACCTTGAAAGAAAAATGAACGCTAAGGTTACGGCAACCGAAGGCTCTATTTTGAGTACTGTATCGGATATCTATTATTCAAAGGAAGACGGTCAGGAGCTTATGGGAAAGTGGTCGGAATTTGAGCAAGCGGCTAACGGTTGGGAAATGCGCTTTAATTCACTCAATACCGACCTCAAAAATTATCAAAGCGGCACAGACAGTCAGTTTGAATTGATACAAAAGTATATTCAATTTAAAGACGGCGATATCATTCTCGGTCAGAAGGGCAATAAGTTTGGACAAAGAATTTCAAATAATAAAAATTCTTTTTATGAGGACGGTGCTGAGGTTGCTTATTTCAGCGGACGAAAGCTTAATGTTTATGACGGCGAATTTATCAATTCTTTAAAATTAGGTAAATTTGCATTTCTTCCCCGTGCAAACGGAAATTTATCTTTCAAAAAGGTGGTGGAATAAATGGGAGTATCACAAAATTTAACTGTTACGCAGAAAAGCAGAGATTTTGCCGGGAATTTTTCAAAAGTCAGAATAAGATGGACAAGCACACAAAGCGGTAGTTCATGGAACGGATATAACCGAACCGCTTATTATTATGTCTCTGTCAACGGCGGCGCGGAAAAGAAATATTCGGTAAAATACACGTTGCCTCAGAACACAACAAACACAATTCTTGACACAACAATCGTTGTTCCGCACAGAGCAGACGGAACGGCTTCGGTAAAAGTCAGAACATGGATGGATACCGACATTTCAGCGGGAATTATTCAAAAATCCCAGGCAGTAACGTTAACGTCAATTCCGCGTGCGACAGTGCCGACATTTTCAGCGACAAGTACAGAAATCGGATCGAATGTAACGATCAATCTTAATCGCGCAGCGGATTCGTTTACTCATATGCTGACATATGCTTTTGGCAAAGCTTCGGGCACAATCGGCGCAGATATCGGTACAAGCGTGGTATGGTCAATTCCGTCAGACCTTGCAGCACAAATCCCCAATGACGTGAGCGGAACATGCGTTATTACTTGCAAAACATTTAACGGATCTACACTTATAGGGACCAAAACGGCAAAACTGGCATTAAAAGTTCCGTCATCGGTAGTACCGGTTATAAATTCTGTTTTGATTGTCGAGGGTACAGAACAGTTGAAAAATCATTTTACTGTATTTGTTCAAAATAATTCAACATTGGCGGTTTCGGTGAGCGCTGTCGGTGTTGCCGGCAGCAGCATTGCAAAGGTTGAAACGAAAATACAAGATGTCATTTACAACGGTACATCTTTCGTTTCGGCGTTGATTACTGCTGCGGGAGAGATTACCGTTAATACCACTGTAACGGATAGCAGAGGGCGTACGGCGAAGTCATCAAGCACGGTGTCAGTTGCGGAATATGATTTTCCGACGATTTACAGCATGTCGGTCAAGAGAATTGACACCGCAGGAAATGAAACCGAAGACGGTGAAAGAATTTCTGTAAGAATCCATTATTCGACGAGCAATATTGACAACCAAAACGGTGAACATGAGAATCCACGAACATATAAGCTGCAGTACAGAAGATCCGATGAAACAGAGTTCACAACTTTTGAATCGGGGGAGGCTTCCCTTATACATTCTCAATCTCATGCATATAAATCAGCACCTGTAATTTCCGGCGATAATTCGTATGTGATAAGGCTCGAAGTAGCGGATTTCTTTAAAACAACGGTATGTGATATCGAACTTCCGACGGCCTTTACTTTAATGGACTTCAATTCATCAGGCCAAGGCGTTGCTTTTGGTAAGGTGTCCGAAAAAAGCGGTATGGAAGTTAACATGAACACCGACTTCATTAAAGAAGTAAATGTTTACTCCGACAGCAATATCGAAAACGGAAACTATATAAATTTCCGTAAAAAGGACGGAACGCTGACAGCCAAAGTCAATTCTTCGGAAAATGGGGAAGGTTTGAACATAATTATTTACGGTTCTGACGGCGCAACTAAGGAACTAACCGTTTCCAAAGACGGTGGAATAACATTGCCGATAGAAGAAACATTTTTTACAGCAGAAACAGATGTTACTATCAACAGGTCAACAGTTTCACGCCAAGGAAATATTGTTCTTTTTTATGCTTATGTTACGGCTTCAAATGCAATCGGCTCAGGAAATGCCAAACATGTAGGAACGGTCCCGGAAGGCTACAGACCTAATTTATCAGTCGCAACAATAGGAATTCAAGGAAATACGGGTGTGTGTTCTGCATGGGTTCAAAATACGGGGGATGTATGGATTCGTCCCCATTCAGCTGCATCCGCAAATACTACTTTTGAATTTATGCTTGTTTATAATAAAGCCGCAACTTGGGGAATACAACAGGAGGTGATCACCGATGATTAACCGAATTACAGTCAGCGAAAAAAGGGGACTGTTTCCCGAATATTCAAGCCTCGGAACAATAGGGGAGAAGAACGCAACGACGCTGTTGTTTCTGCTCCCTTTGTCGTTGCAGGGATACAGTGAAAAAATCGTCTGTGAGACCGCACAGGGCAGTTTTGATTATACTGTATCAAACGATACCTTCGACCTGCCGAGTGAGGTTCTGACGGACAATACGCTTGCTTTACAGCTTGTTCTCAAGGACGGTGACAAAGTCATATGGAAGTCTGTCCCGTATACATTTACCCTCAATCCGACCCTTGACGACAGCGGCGAAAACGTCGTTGAAAAGGCAAAATCGGAGCAAAAAGAAGCAGACCGAACAGAGCTTGGCGAAACTTTATCCGACCTCACGGGGCAGAACTTAAAGGAAGCGGATTGGAACGAGCTTATTAACATTGCCAATGAGTTGCCGCTCAAAAGTGAGCAAGATGTGCTTGACCTTAGAAAATGCAGTGAGTTAACCTATGCTTTTGCACATGCAACAACGCCGCCGAGCTTGATTACGGGTGGCTATAAACTTGACAAGGAAGAACCCGACAATCCTGACTCACCAGAACTTTTGATTAAGCTTCCATTTCTTGAAACACTGAACGCTGTATATACGTCCAATACAAGGGTTTCTGCAAATGTAGAGGAGTGCGGCTTTTCAATTGGTGAAGCATCTGCGAAGAAAATCTGCTGGAATGAAAGAAGCATGTTTAACTCTTACGGCGGAACGGTTGCAGCAAATCTAAAAAAGTTCACGCTTGTAGGCATTGAGTGCGTTGTTGACCCTCGCGGAATGTTCAGCGACAGCGGTTCTATCGAGGAAATAACATTGATTGAAAGAGGAAACAATGCAGAAGAATACCACGCCTCTTATTGGTATGAGTTTTTTCGAAATTGCTCAAATTTGCAATCAATCCTCGGAACGCCGCTTGATATGAGCCGTGGAACAGCATACACACGAACATTTCAAAGGTGTTCAAAGTTAAAGTATGTTCGTTTTAAGCCACTCACAATAAGTCATGATCTTGACTTATCAGACTGCTCAGGATTGATGAAAGGAAAGTACGGAGCAAACACCGACGACCCCGGAACGCTCTTATCAATAGTCAACGGTGTCCGTGAATATAATTCGGGAATGGGTCAGATAACGATTAAGCTTTCAGCTTTCGTTAAGGATTATTTGACCTCATGGCGTTGCGTTAAAGATGATGAAACCGGCTTGTACATTGCATCTACGCAGGGTATGACGCTGGCGACTGTCTTGACGAACTACAAAGGAGTGATAATAGTATGATTTACGAAAAACAGCCGATTGAAAACGCTGCTGTTTCGGTGTTTGAGGACAACGGCTTTAAAATGCTCGTGATCGAGCCGAGCGATGGTTACAAGCTCAGACAAAAAGGCGACAACACATACAGCACAATGCAGATTATGTTTTCCGCAGAATTTGAAGATTTGCTTGACAATTATCATGCCGTGTCTATCGATGAGCCTGACGAGGAGGTCGAAATTCCTCCGATAATGCCGACAGAGGACGAAGAACTGTCAGCGGAAGAGGCGTTGTCTATAATTACAGGAGGTGTATCGGATGAAACGGTCTGAGGCTAAAGCTTATAGAAACAAGGTCGTTCAGGGTGAGCAGGTTGAAAAGCTCGGCGGCATTACGGAGAAGGTTGAGCAGTCGGATAAGATAGGCTACGACTGGCATAACTACTATGTTGGCGATAAGCTCGTAAAATCTATATACGTTGAGCAGGACAACCCAGTCGGCACGCAGAACAATCCTTTTGAGTGGACGCCCGGCATGCGGCTTATCCCGAACGGATATTACACTTACAACGGTAAAATATATGTCGCTGTTGCTGAGGGCAGCCCTGAAACAATCACAGCGGAATATCTCGTTGAATTTTAATAAAGGAGGAGTCAACATGACACCAACAGGAAACAGAATTATTGATACGGTTTTATATGTCGCAGGCTCGGCGATTGCATTTAATATAATCTTGCCGATCTGTGCCGTTATCCTTAAAGCCCTCGGGCTAATGTGAGGTGAGGCGCGGCATGGAAGGAATAATCGCAGCAATCATTACGGGTGTTTTGTCGCTTATCGGCGTTGTAATCAGCAACCTTGCGGCAAATGCCAAAATGTCAAAAGATCTTGAAAAAGCACAGGCAGTCACCGATACGAAGATTGAAGAGCTCACCCGAGAAGTTAGGGAGCATAACAATTTCGCAAAACGTGTCCCTGTGCTCGAAGAAAAGGCGAAAGTCGCCGATCACCGTATCAGCGATTTAGAGCATATCAATCAGAAAGACTAAGGAGGAATCACAATGAAAAAGATTAACATTAAAGGTGTAACGGCGCAGACATGGGCGAGAACAATAGTTCTTCTGCTTGCGCTCATCAGCCAGCTTGCCGTTATCCTCGGCAAGAGAAGCGAAGCTATTGATGTAGACCAGTGGCAGGAGTATGTTACATATGCTTTCACCGTCGGCGCATCAATCGTCGCATGGTGGAAGAACAACAGCTTCACCAAAAATGCACAGACGGCGGACAATATTTTGAACGGAGGTGACGACAATGGCTAAAAAGGTATATGTCGGCATCGGTCACGGCGGTTCTGACTCAGGAGCTGTCGGCAACGGCTTCAAGGAAAAAGACCTGACACTTTCCATCGGCAAGTATTGCAATGAGCGTTTGAAGCAGTACGGCATTGAAACAAAAATCAGCCGTACTACCGATTGCGATTCGTCAATCAGGTCAAAGGCTGCTGCGTCAGACGCTTTCGGTGCTGATGTTTGCATGGATATTCATATCAATGCGGGCGGCGGCAACGGCTCTGAAGTCTTTTATTCGCACGTTTCGCCGAGAGGAAAGAAACTTGCTCAGGCTATTGTTGACGCAACCTTAAAAATCGGACAAAACACAAGAGGTATCAAAACAAAGCTTGATACTGACGGCACGGATTATTTCGGAATGATTCGTATTCCCGAAGCACCAGCCGTACTTGTGGAATGTGCGTTCATTGATAACAAGTCAGATGTTCAGATTATCAATACCGAAGCAAAAAGAAAGGTATTCGGATATGCCATTGCTGACGGCGTTGCAAAGTATCTCGGTGTAAAGCTGCCGACCGCAAAGCCCACCACGCCGAGCAAGCCGACAACCGCAGCAGTCAAAATCGAAGCTCCAAACCTCAAGGATTACCTCAAGGAAGGCGACAGAAACCTTGCTGTCTATTCTTACAAGCAGCTTCTTGCGCTGCTCAAAAAGAAAGGCATAATCGCTCAGGGCGTTGACAACAACGAGATCTTCGGCGCAGGAACAAAGACCGCAACCAAGCAGGTGCAGTTCGCCGCAGGCATCACCGTCGACGGTCTCGCCGGCCCGCAGACAATCCGTGCTTGCTATGTGTTGCTCACCAAGTGAGCTTAAAACTTAACAAATAAATTTATCCCCGGATTACCACTATTAAGGTGATAATCCGGGGATTTTACGTTTATTAACAAAAAAGTTAATAAATTTTAAATAAAGTACTTGACAAATGCAACTTTTTATGTTATAATCATTAACACTGAAAGGAGAATGCGATATGTTATCAAGTTTAGG